GCGTTATTAGAAAAATCCAAAGGTTTGATAAAACACTACATGCGAGCAAGGCTAGCTCCTCCTTTAACCAAATTTCCAGCTACTTCAGACGCTAAAGACAGTGTCGGCAAGCCTCTGAACAGTTGTCCAGCGCTCAACAAAGCATCTCCTACACTGTCCATCGTCGCAGACGGTTTCTCATCAGCATTGGCTACTAATGCAGTTGGTCCTGAATGCTCTAAGTCAACAATCTGAACAAATACATTCAAAACCACAGGATCAGCATTGCCCAAAGAATGAGAAAACGAAACTAACGTGCTAATATTGAGATAAGGAGACAAATCGGTATCCAACAAATCGGCTACAGACAAAAAAGGAATAGGAATGACAATAGGGACGTTCAAAAACGCCTCGCTATCATTTTCTCCAACTCCTAATATGACATGAGATCTATTTGTGTAAACGGTCTCAAGTATGTCAGCCGGATAGCTAGACTCTTGTTGAAAATCCAATCTCTCTTTCATTGGGAATGAACTAATGATCATCTTTCCCGCATGACCTTGAGATCCACTCAGCGTGAATCTATATTGCAAATTGAATTTAACACCATTGACATTTCTCCATCGTGATTGAAGGTAAGGATCAGTAAACACATCTAAACATCTAAGTTCTGTTGTGTAAGACAATCCCATTCCTATGCTTGTAGTCAGAACTGGAAAACTTCTATCATAGGAAAGAGTTCCAGAACCGGGAGAAAAAGGTGTGCTTGGAAAAGCATCCTTAAAATCTTGGTTTTGAACCATTCCGTTTGGAGTGTCAAACTGCGTGAGTGTCTCATTAGCGTTAGCCTCTAAAATCAACTTACACAATTCAGTTAATTCAGTCTCTCCATCAGGAATCGCTTCAAAACCTAAATTTGGATAAGCCTCTTCATCACAAGCCGGTGGTCCATAATGATGAGTCATACGTTCTTCAAACCCCATGAGCATCAAATGAGAAGGTGGAACTCCAATCTTATTCAAACACCAAATCATATTCGTTCTAACTCTTTCATAACTCAACCTGCCCCACTGCAACGCTTCCATACATACAGAATCGCACTGTTGGGTAGTCTGGTCGTCTAGAGTGACATTGCTAGATCGCATCATACATGTCAAAGGTTTGAAAATGGAACTGGGCTCTAAAGCACCAATACAATATTTCCTCCACGGACACCACATAGTTTTTCTCTTCAAAAAAGAAATTTGTTTGGGATCAGTGAAAGGAGCATTTATCTCAGTTTTGTTTCCAGCTGTAGCTTTCATTCCTACCGAATGCATCACCCGTGCGATCGTCTCTTGGTTGAAATTGGGTTCGCTCGACGATCCTGTGTTGTCATCACCCAAATGAGCGGACGCAATGTTGCCAAAACACTTGCGCTCAGTCAGAAAAGGATCACAATGCCAAGTATAAGCTAACAGCAACTTTCCACACAATGACCCAAGTAGAGCAGTGAGATAAACACCACTCAACCATAAACCAGGCAACTCTATCAGTGCTCCGTTGATGGAACACAAAGGACTCATAAACTCAAAGAATAAATTTTCAATGAATTTTTGGTCGTCCTTAGATCCTTTCAATCTACAGATGCTCCGTGCAAGAATTTTTGCTGCTGCTAATCTAACCTCATTGGGTAAAGTTTGGTCCCATTTCTTGAAGTCGAGATCAAAGCAGCTGTTACCGTCTCCGCACTTATGTCTGTCCAGAGTTTCAGCTATGACAATGTGCCAACTCTTGCCGTGAGAGGAAACTCCCATAGCAAAGCCAGTTTTATCGGGCACTCTGGTTAAACCATCAACTAATTTACCTGCGTATTTCATACATAAAATCAATTGAGGTAAAGAAGTGCAGGTGAACACTCTGGCTTCATCAGCTTTTGAAGCTTTCCTCGCTTCATCTTTTAACGTCATTTTTCCAACTGATCCGGAATAGTTACCATTTCGAATATCTTCTTCAGCACGTTCGATAGCATCTAAGACTTCCGGAATAAATCTACGGTTTGGATAAGTTCCTTCTATCAACTTGTCTTTAGTACAACGAAAAGGTTCTCCAGCACTAGTGTCTAACTTTAAACAAGTAGCACCAGGAACGTCCAAAGCACCATTGACAACTTCGTTTATAGTCATGATACCGCAACTGTTGTTCGTTTTAGCAAATTCCTCTGAGCTTTTTTCCAACTCCAGAATAGCATCAACAGCGTCAAACATGATTTCTTCCACTTCGCTTATAGCAGCTTCCAAAGGAGCTCTTTGCATGGTAGCAGTAGGCTCTATAGTAAAGCTGAGAACGTCACGAAATGGTTGGTTATTCATCTTTACTGGTCTCATGTCAGGCAATTTGAATGCTGTCTCGAAAGTTAGCTTGTATGGATGAAACTCTGTTTTTGTGACATATGTGCTATCTTTACCCAAATCACCTTTCAATTCAATGGGAATAGTAGCACACTCGGCCGGAATGAACTTAACTGGATTTTTCTTATGTACGTTCTCACTTACTTCTCTCTCTTTTCCTTTTACGGACAAGATATGAGTTTTAGTGGTTGTATTTAACGTACCAGGAACATCCAAAAAGAATTCCTCGGCTTCGTCGAACATTTTTCTAGTGAAACGAGCAAAACCCGCTTGTCTAACTCCAGAAGTAACCTTAGAGGCACAAATGTGGAATCCGATCAAAACGCAATTCCTATCATCTCCATCAAAAATAGGCAACATACAATCTCCTCCTTCAAAGACACAATCTACCATCAGCGCTCCTTTACAATGAAACATCTCATTGAGTCCTAATGAGGTCCCGTAGCTAACGTCTTCAATACTATTGATTCTTGTGGTATTGAAGGCTGCATCAGGCCCCAATCGGGCTAAATATTTCAAAGTCTTTCCAGATGGCTGAATGTATTTTACTACACTACCTTCTGGAGCAGGAACTTTTGGAGGCATCTTGATTTCGGCATCCGTCAAATAATTGACAAAACTGGGTCGACATCCTAATAAGGTAGGAGTGTAACAGCAACATAAATCACTATCAGGCCAAAACATGGTAGCGCTTCTATGGACGACTGCTTGAGTGTAAAACCACTCTCCATCAACGAAGAAAGCGAATTTTAGACCCAAATGCTTTTCATGAGGCCTCCATATATGGCTAGGCAATAGTAGAAAGCCAGTCTTCAGGAAAAAATAGTGGGACACTTGATCCCATTCGTCTCCTTTCAACTTATATAACTTTCCGCAATTACTATGCAATTTTTTAACCAAAGAATCGGTCAATCCATGGGATCGTTGATTATCAGTCTTATCTAATTTGTGCACAGAAGTTGCCTGCCAATGTTTTTTCTCCTTCATCATGGACACGCGATCATCAACTGAAAGTGGTTCGTGAGGGGCTCTCATGTTTGCTTGAAAGATATTGCTTACTGTTGCCTGGACTGACGTTTTGTAGTCAAGAAATCCGCGCATCAAGTAAGCTAAAATCATTCCACCAAAACATCCTTTTAAAGCAAACATTATCAGCTCTGAAGGGGCGTCTTCCAACTGGTCTCGATAATCCATCTTGAATGGCCACCACCAACCCACTAAATAGTAAGTTAGTCGGCCAATATTTTTTGCAATCATATATTTTGTCTTACCGAAAAAAGTGTTTGAAAACCTCATTCTAGCCATTTCCACGGGCATAACCCATGGAAAAAACCAGTGCATGATTCCCCAATCTTCCAGTCTATACATCCACTTCGCAGCTTCAATCGCACTGTTGAGTGAAGCAATTTTCTTCTTGTCCTTTTGCTTCAATCCTTCCTCTTGTTCCAACTCCGCCGTGAAATACGAGTCTTCGTCTTCTTCTTCATCTTCATCTGCATTTGCTTGTAGCACCACTCCTTTCCTTAACCAAGGAAAAGGTTTAGCAGCGATAGCAGATTCCATTGAAGTATAGACATTACATCCGTTGCAAACACATCCATTCCCTATCGGGTTTGAACATGAAGGGCAAAAAACCGCGGGGGCATAGTTGGTGATCATTTTTTGGGCGTCCACATGTGCTTTATACTGCATCTGCAAAGCATGTAGTGCACCTTGAGGCGTCATCCAATATTCACTGAGATTAACTCGTTTGCCTTGAACAAACTTGTACGGCATGTATCTCCAATGAATAGGTAAACCACCTTGAGGATCAGGAAACTCACGGTAATCAAGTCCATCTTTATACTCATCAAGAACTTGAACCTCAAAACACAACCCTAGTCTTCGTAATCCAGCCTGGGGTTGAGTAACATTGAATTCACAATAGGCAGTTTCGATATTAGTGTTGATAACAACAAATTCGGCCATGTTTATTTCAACACCTTTTCCATCCACTTCGGCTCTAGTAAAATCACTGTAAGTGCTACCAACATAACGCAATAAACGAGACGCTGGAATTCCATTAGGATCGCCTTGAAACGGTTTCGTACTACCCAGGTCGTCAAAGACAATACCAGTCGTCAGCGAACTCAGCGTACTATCATACTTGTCTTCAGCATTCACCATTCCTACATTCTTCACTATCGGTCCAATTAACTTGGACCTCCAGTGATGCAATAAGGTCTGAACGTTCTCGGTACATGTAGACTTGCCGATCCCGGCTGCTCCGTAAAAAGTGACCACGAAAGGAGGGGGTTTAGTTTTACCAAGTTTGAACAAAGATAACCATTTTTTCTTCCATCGTAAAACTTGTGTCAATCTGATACTAGCGAAGTGCTTTAAAGCATCAGATTCAGCATTTTTCATACGATAGGTATAAGTATCTCTAAGTTCATCCAAACTCCTAGCCACGTTTTGTAGCTGGTCGTCAGGAACGCTTTCAATGCCTGCCATCACGTTGGTCATGTCAACGTACTTCACGTCAGCAGTATCTTGTACACACAAAGCTTCAGTCCAACGCATGCCATTCTTTAAGTATCCGTAAGTACGAACACAAGCAGACAGCATGTTAGATAAACCAACAACAATATTAGTACATTCACTAGTTTCTCGTAGAAATTTACAAACTTGCAAATACTGATCCTTGCTTGTAAAAAATTTCTTAAAAACTTGACTTGCTACCAACGAAGAAAAGAATGACCAAACATTTTTTGCCAAATCACCTTGCAACATAGCTTTTCCAATTGACATCAGAGTGATATCTTCAGGCTCATCTCCAGCAGAATTGGCTTCCAATTCCCATTGTAATGGCATGTTGCCGCACCAATCACCACCAACAGTGGAGCTTAACAAGAAGCCCCAACTGCTAATAAGTTTGGCACGTTGAGAATTTGCATTCGGTCCTTGCATAAAGTAGCAGGCATGACCCTGCAACATCCAAAAGACTACAACCTTCATAATTTCGATATATTTCTTTCCTGTGGAAGAAGAAAAGATATTGTACAACGTAGGAACTGAAAGACATTGATCGACAAATTGCTCTGCCAAACTACAGTCTTCCAACTTCTTTCCGTTATAAGTAACTCTTTGATTCAGCTGCGCTTGTTCTCTTTCGATAGCCATGCATGATTGTCTAAACTCTCTTACATTTGCGTCAATTGAGTGTGCAACAAAATTATCGGTTACAGCATAAGCGGCATTAGTTTCAATCATATAATTTCTCACAGATTGAACATCATCACCTTTCAACTCAGCTTTTTCGATATTTTCATGAAGTTGGTTCAACATTACTGCTAGTCTCTCCTGACCAGGTTCATGCTGAAAATCATCCACATTAAATCTAATAGTTTTCTTTTTCTGCTGCTTCTTTGCCTTTGCCTTCTTCTTTTTCTCATTTTGATCAGAATCGGAATCAGACAAGACGGTTTCTACCACAGGTTTCTGTCGTCGTTTCTCACCTCTGACTATTCTAGTCTCTTCATTCACATCATGATAGGAAGATTCTGAATCAGTCGCAGATTCGTAACTTTCGTCATCGGAATCTTCAAGCTGTCTCTTGTACCTAGCCAATTCTTTCTTCGTTGCTTTCTCTAACTTTTTTCCTTCATCAGCATTTGCTTCCAAATCTACAAATTGTTGTGCAAATTTAAAAGCCTTATCCAATTTAGACGTTTCACTTTTCTTAAAACTATTGTGAAACATAAAAACTAAAACTACTGACAAAATCATGTTAGCAAGCATTGAACACCAATCAATAGATTTTTGAGGATAGGCTGGTAACGCCAACGTCGTCTGAAATAAACCAGCGAACATCAACAAAACCAATCCTTTACTACATCCAAATTTATTCTCTTGAATGATGTTCACTCTAGCATTTGAAGCTGCCACCATATTGGCGGCATCTCTAGCGACATTGAAAACTGATCCATCTCCTTCGAAATCATCGAAGCACTCTAATAAAAACAGTGCTGACGAAACTCCTCTTGCATAACATTGGAAAAAACTGCAGACAAAAACGCTTTCGTCTCGCATGATAGCCTTTTCCTTTCTGTTAGCCCAATATGGTTGATAAATGGACAAAAGTCGCAACAATTTTGAACTGAAAACAGTAACTTTAGATTTAGGTCCCTTTACTAAAAAAGGTAAACCTTCATCATCTTGAAGTATTCTATAATTAGATTCAAACGTCCTAGGAGCTCTCTTGTCCATAATGTGTTTGTTTTCTTGAAATCCAAGTATGGAACAACTAGTTGAAACAAAAGAATTCGGCTCAGAATACTCTGAGCTAAATCCTTCCGCTCGCCAAGCTGAAACAGCACCATCAAAAATAGACATTGAGTCCATCTCTTCAATGTTGAAACATTGCTCATACATGTCAATCAGTTCAGACTTACTTTTTACAACATCATCAACAACAAAATCTGATCTCTCATATTTGTCATTGAAATCGACATCGCAATTCTCTTCATTCATACACAAATCAACCAGAGGCCTGTATTCAAAAGGAAACAGTTGACCATAAAACTCTGCCACCAACGAACTGTCTAAATACATGGAATGTTTAGTTCCATTCGATGAGGACTTAATTACCAAACGTCCAACTTGAACGTTGGGTAATAAAATCAACTCATTTTCAGTATTTTTAAGTAATCTATCAACAGCTCTGCAAACAAAGGGTTGAGAATCGTCAGAAACACAAAGGGAAAAATCACTTCCCAACAGTTCTTCGTATTCAACAGGGGGAATTACAGCTCCAAATGCATTACACATAGGAACTGATTCTGGCAGATCGGGATTGTAAAATCTTCCATCTTGGTGGTATGGATAACCACCAGTAATAAAAAATTTTTCTCTGTCAGGCGAAAAGAAAGAGTACTTCTTCTTCCTCTTTTCTAAATTTCGCCTTCGGATTCTTGCGCGATGTTTGCTGCGTTGGGATTGTGGTTTGTCTAAACATTCCACAATGTCAACACTTCCAACGCCAGGTCTTGCTTCATTAAATCTATAGTCACCGATCGATTTACTTGTGGAAACCTGACAATCAAGGTTTCCAACAAATTCAGATCGATCATGAGAAACAGCATTGTCAGAAGTAAGACTAGCGATGTGATCGCTATGTATCCGGAGCTCTTCACCCCCATCACATGGTCTTCCATGAATATCATGAAAGACACTAACAGCATCACAATTAGATAAACCATGGGAATCACTGACTCCCTTGGAAAATAAAGTGGACCTGTTAGAAAAGTCATCATTATCGTTATTTTGGGTATTGACACCATGTTGCGGCAATACGTTTTCATCATTGATGGTGGAAGCCGGCGTTTCCGCTTCTTCCTTCGTGTTTTCGACAGGGGTCTTTGAGATAAACCCAAAACTAATGTAATGGGCTGCACCTCTAAGATAGGAATAGGATGAACTTTCAGGTCCGCCTCGCACGTCACCGGATTCGGCCGCGATTGGGGACTCTGAAAGTTTGTTGTTTGGGTCGTTTTGGGTGCTTCCTGGGAAGGAAGCGATGGGGGGCGGTAGTGCTTGCATTCGTGCATGGGTGAAAAATCCCATGCAACGAATGGAGCACTCCGCAAGTCCTGTAGGGCTTGCGAAGATGCAATCCATGAGAAAGTACGTCATTCTACGCTAAGAACTAATCTACTTGTATCACAAAGTGATATGCACGAAGGCCAGGACAGTGTAAAAACACAAACCAGCATGCATCGCTGCTAACGAACAAGCACCCAGACCTGAAGCTGCTCAAGTGGATGTTATCTCAACTATCTATAAAAGATAGGAGTCACACTCACATACTAGGGCCTGGTCTCTCTCCGAGGTTGCGGTCCGTTGTCCCAGACAACGTCCCAAAGGGGGGTTCCGGATAACCTTTAAACTGCGACGTATCCGGTCGTCGCCAAAAGTGTTCCACCTATGAAGTTGGTACTACCACATGACATAGTTAATGGTTTTATCAAGCAGTTAAGATTTCCCGGGAACGGGTCGAGAAGATCTTTCCATCTGCTGCTGTCTTACAGCTTACAATACATCCACCAGATGTATCAATATAAAATGGGGTTGTTAGTTAGGCTAACAAAACCTTCCAGCCACCAGCTGGAACAATGTATCGTTGTGACGCGATACGGGAGTGCCACAAAAGTGGCGGGTGATCCCTATTCTAGCGAATAGGACAAGTCCTTATAACTAACGCTACAATACTTCGTTAAGGGGGATTTCATAAACAGTTACCTGTAATATGCGCCTGTGAGCGACCTGTAAAAACTTCCAATTATTCTTCTTACGAAAAACTAATCAAAAGCAAAGAATAGTCACAGCTACTCTAACGGGCTATA